GCCGAACATCCCCGAAGTCACGACGCATCTAGCTCGCGCTGAGGTTGACTGGGGCGCGGTTCGCAGGCGCCGGGTTATGCCGGTTTGATATCTTTCAGAACCCGCTGAAGAACCGGTCGCCCAGGTCGTCGTCGGCCCAGTTGTCCGGGTTCTCGGCGGCTACAGTCTGCGCGCTGAGCCGTCCGAGCCCGGCTATCTCGGCGAAGTTTGGCAGCGACTGGTTGATGTGCCAGAGCGCGTTCGTGCCGAAGTTTACGCTTTGGGCAAAGTCGTCCGAGAGCAGCACGTTCCGGGTAATGGTGTAGATGTCGCCCGAGCTGCGGCTCTCGGTCTTGTTTTCGATGAGCGACAAAAAGTCAGCGATCAGTCCGGGATTGTCCTGCGTGATCCAGTCGTACTGGAAGAACCGGACCTGCTTGAGCTTGATTGCCTGGCAGGTGTACAAGAGCGAGCGCGTCTTATCGAGCGAGTAATGCGCGCGGTGGTTGAACGCCGTGGGTTCCTTGTAGACCATCAGGTCCTGCGCCGCCGAGCGGCACAGCCGGATGGCCATGACACGGTCGAGGTTAAACCCTGCCTGGACCATCACTGTTTCGCGCACCGTTCCGGCGCCGGTGTAGTCGTGCGTGACAAAATCGCACTTAAACAACTCCGAGTACTTCATGCACTCCACGGCCTCGGCCAGGTGCTCGCCGCCCAGCATGATTCGCTTGCCCCACAGCACGTCGATCACGCCATCGGAACGGAAACCCAAGATCGAAATTACGGTGAAAGAAACACCCGCCTCACCGCCGCCGCCCCAGTCAATCGCCAAAATCCGGTGCTTGTACTGATCGAGGTTCTTCAAGCACTCAGGGTCCGGCTCGCGCTTGTTCTCCCACGGGAGCAGGCAGGCGTTGCGCAGGTCGGTTTCCGTCACGAGCTTCTGCCCGGCGTCAATCGATTCGCCGAGCACCTCGTTGTAGAACTGGGCCTGCGTGTAGTTAAAGCCTTCGCGTTTTTGCAGCAACGTTGCCCACTTGTCGGGATCGGCGTAGTGCAGGGGCAATAAAAGCTGCGGCACGTGATAACCCGCGAAGTTCCATCGGCGATCCGGATGCCGATGAACCCAGCGGCCGTGCCTTGGATTGATTGGCTTCTGGCACTTGGCGCAGACCGTGGCTGGCGCCTTCTCGCTGATGTCGTCCCGGTAGGGGCCGATCATCGCGTCAAGGTCGTGCTCGCGAGACGGAATGTTCCAGTGCCTGCACGAGTGGCACGGGATGAACCACTCGGCTGCCGAACTGCGCTGATATAACCCCTCTAAAGGGTTATCCAGGGTCTTCGGCGTGCCCGTGAAATGGCTCATCGCGAACCGCGAGTACGACATTGTCTCCTGGATAATCGGAATGTGGTCGGGGTCCATGTCCTGGACCTCGTCGATGCACATCCGGTCGCTGGACACACCACGCACCCGGTCGGCGTCGAGCATCGCGTAGCTGAACAGCATCATGCTCTTGTTCTTGAACGAGCGCTGCAGCACGTTGTTGTCGGTTTCGCTGCCGCACCACTGCGCTTTGATGGGAGACTGCTCGATAAAGCTCCGAACATAGTTGTTGCTGAACCGACGTATCTGTTCAAAGAGCGGTGTTACGTACAACGTTTTGAAGAACGGGATACTATTGGCTACCACAACACCATGCGCCGCCAACGAAGTGGATTTCGAGAGCTGACGGCCCGTCTTCCAGACCTGGCTCTTAGGCATGAGCACCCTGAACAGGGGCGCAAAGGGAAAGTGATCGTGGATTGAGTACGGCTTGCCGTTCAGGTTTAACACCAGCGGCAGGATCGGCTCCAGAGACGGAAACGCGCGCTGCTCGGCCAACGCCTTGAGCACCTGCGTTCGCTCATTTGCAGACCTCTGGTCGGTGACGTTAATACCGGCCAGTTCTTCCAGCAGCGATCGAACCCCGTTACCGGGCACTTCATGCGCTGCTAATTCCAGCGGGTTCACCGCCCGCGTATCTATCGATGGTGACATATGCCCAAGTATCCCGAGCATGGTCGTTACGCGCAACCAAGCGCCGAAGGAGAACTCCAGTGGCTAGAGGACGGGATTCACGTCCTGTTTGAAGTCACGTGGCAAGCAACTGCCACGCTTCTCGGCGCGCTGATTGGCGTCATCACCGGCGAAGAGCCGTGGTGACGGCATAACGACCGTGAGGCCTGGACGAGTATACTCAAGGGTGACTCGTTCAGGTTTTTAGGAGCGCCGCCATGGCTAATGTGGGACACAGCGCCAAGCTGTATCAGGAACGACGTGAGCCGAACTTGCGTGTAACTTTGCGCGGCCCAGGCCCGCAAATTTACCTGCCGGACAACGCGGCCAATCACCTTAACCTGGAGGCGCCGCTTCCGTTACCGACCCTGCTTGAAGACAACTGCGCGCCCGCTGACGTGAAAACGCAGGTGTGGCCGCACGGAGACAAGTATGCCCCGTGAATGAAACCTACGATTATGAACGCTTGTTTCTGGTATTTGGAGGCGGCATCGTCGTGGTGTCCGCGATCGCTGTTCTAGGCGGTTGCCAATCTTTCGGCGATTTTGCTGCCGCGCTATTGGCGGGATACGTTCTGCTGCGCATCACCAACACAATGCGCCAAGAAGACACGCAGTACAGGAGGCGCCGATGATTTCGGTTCTCGATTTCTTCGCTGTCGTCATGGCTACCGGCGCCGTAATCGAAGTCTGGCACAAAGGCTCAATCTTCGCCGACCTCCGCGCCAGGGCGCAGGCTATCCAAGACGTCACCGAGCCGGACACGCTCAAGGGCAAGCTGCTCGAGCTGCTGATGTGCCCTTTCTGCAAGAGCTACCACGTGCCGTTCTACCTGGGCGTCATGATCTTGCTAGGTGACTGGGCTGGCGCTACGATCGGGGCAGTCGCGCGCCTGCTCGTCTACAGCCTGGCCGCGACGCGCATTTCCAACATCGTTGACGGGCTATTGCCGCCCAATCTTCAGTACGACCCACCCATTGAAGGAACCACCAGTGGAAAATCAGACGCCGGAGATTCAGTCAGATCGGCTTCCGTTTGACGTTCAACTTTTCAAAGCTGCTGACGAGTTCTCCTCGGCTGTCATGAAGGCTGTGCCCGAGCTGCACGGCATCGCCATCGTTCCGATTTGGAACACGCAGCCCAAAGACACGCCCTCGGGGCTTCTGCGGCTGCGCAATCCGCAACCGCCGTTCGTTGCCAGCCTGCTATCGCTCTTGAAGCGCCTTACGGCGTTCAGCGTCGAAGTCCACAAGGACCTCATGAACCAATTCGGCATGTACGACCAGTACGCCGCCGAGTTGTCGCGCCAGATCGCTGCAAAGCAGGAAGAACTGGCCGCTCCCGCGGCGCCGCAGAGTGAGGACGCGAATGGCTGACGACAAGACTCCGACAACCGAGATTACGATTGCCGCAGATAATGAGACGCTGCGGGATTTGCTCCAGAACCAATACGGCCGCTGCGAAGCGGGCGAAGTTCGCGCTGCGCTCGAGGGACAGTACTCGATCGTCTGGAACGAAGACGAGTTTCAGACGGCATTCGACCTTGTCGAGACAGCTCCGCCTTACGTCACTGTGGTAAACAAAGAAACCGGACAGCCCGGCACGCTGATCTACGTAGACAGCCCGCGGTTCTACTTCCTGTTCAACCCCGAGATCAACAATGGCGAATGAGGCCAGGCATCATTTCGACACCGGCGCAGTTCGTTCCGCAGACGTCGACGAGGAGCGTTGGGACCTGATCAGCCCGATTGGTCTGCAAGCGCTTGCCCGCACCTATGCCGAGGGCGCAAGGAAGTTTGGCGCGGCAAACTGGGAGAACGGCATGCCCGTGACGGATCTACTCAACCACGGCATTGCCCACATCTTCAAGTTCCTGGCTGGCGACCGGGCGGAAGACCATCTGGCCCACGCGGCCTGGAACATTCTGGGAGCTATCCACTCACTGGAAAAGTGGCCGGAATTAAATGAGGGCCTGCTGCGGGGGCCGGGCTGCACTTGCCCACCCGCAGCCGCGACGTCCGCGGCCAATGGCGACAATCCAAAGATATCTTTGGGACCAGACGAGGTTCGCCAAAGGCTGGAGCAACTCGCGAAGAAGCCGCCAGCCTACGGCAGCTCGACCTGATCGCTCGCGCGGCCCGCAGCTCTGATTGCAGACCTGTTTTCACAGCATTAAGTGAAACATTTTCCTGGCGCCCTTGTTTCTTGCGTTTCACAGATTACTGTGGAACGGAATTCGCCGCTGCGCACTAGAGTGCGCGGCTATCTCACGCAACCATGAAGGTTTTTTCTCGTAAGCGGAGTTCTTCCATGCCCTTCAAGACCTACCGGCCCAGCAAGTCCGACCAGGCACGCGCCGTCGCTGCTCAACTCAAAGCCGAAGGCAAACCCGTCCGACCGAAGACGGTGCTCGAGATTCTCGCCAAGCGCGGCGTCGTGATGGATCCCGGCCAATGCTCAAAGCTCACCGGCGAGTTCTGTAAGCGCCGCAAGCGCACCTGGACGCGCCGCGCCTCGAAGGTCCGGACAGTGTCCAGCAACAACGGAGCGGCCAACGTCTGCGCCCCTGTTAAGACCTACAAGCACCTAGAGCTTGCCGCCGCGTTCGCCCAAAGTTGCGGCAGCGTTCACAAAGCGCAGCAGGCGCTAGCCGATCTGGCCACGATCGTCGAACCGTTTGTCAAGTCCTGATCTGATTTCACACATCACCGTAAAATATCCCCAGAGGACCAGCTATGTCTGACACCGAAGTCGACCCCATCTGGGACACCACCGAGCCGTTTGCCGAGCAGGCGCGCCCGGAACCAAAGTTGTCCAGGAAGAAAAAGTCCGGCACGGAGGCCGAAATCGTTCTGCCCGAAACCGACGAGCTGCCAGAGCCTGTAGAACCAGGCGAGCTAATCGACGGATCGGAGGACGACATTTCCGCGCTTGAGGAACAGGACCCCACTGTTCCAATCGAGGTCGCTGTTGACCTCGAAGACCGTGCCCGTGGCAACGCCGAAAAGGCGGCTGCCCGAAAGAGGAGTGAACCCATGTCCGAGAAGACCAAGACCAAGGCCGAATGGATCCGCGACGAGATCGCCCAGCGCAAGGCCGACGGCGTCGAAACCATCCGCCCCCGCGACATCATCGCGGCGCTGGCGGAGAAGGGCGTCAAGGTCACGGCGCCCCAGGTCAGCGTGACCCTGCGCGATTTCGACAAGCCGAAGGCGGCCAAGCCCGCGAAGACCATCAAGGCGGGCAAGCTGGTTGCGGCAACCAAGGCTGCTGAGAAGGCCAAGTCCCGGGAGCCCAAGCGGGCCACGGCACGGCTCAGCGCCGTTTCGGCAAAGCAGGCGCCCGCGGCCAACAAGCCGTCCTACGAGGCGCTGGAGGCCACGGCTGAGTTCGTGAAGACCAACGGCGGCCTGGAGACGGCGCGCCAGCTGCTCGATGCCTACGCGAAGTTGTTCAACCCGGCGGGCTGAGAGTCCTTCCTGTCGCCTGCGCGGCCGGTGTCCGGCGCGTGTCACCACACGTCTGCCCCACCCGGCCCGGCTCCGCAGGTCCTCAAATTCGGGCGCGCTGCCCAACCGCGCGGCTTATCTGGCCGCGCCGCCCACGGAGGTTCTATGCCTACAGCCTGCCCCCTGCGCCCTCGTCGCGCCTATCAGGCCATGACGATGCCCGCGGGGACCATCAAACGTATTCATGTGAACCAGCACATTATCAAGGCCAACGTCTCCAACCAGACCGACGACCAAGCGGTCACCGTCCAGTGGCGCGGCAAGAGCTACATCGGCCGCGACGTCCAGATCAAGGGCGCCAGCACCGTGATGCAGCGCATGGCCAAACCGCTTTCCTGCGGCGCCCGCATCTGGATCGAGACCCGCGCCGAAGTGGAAATCCTATGAGTCGCTATCACGAGACCCAGCGCGACGAGGACCTCGGCAGCCTGACTAACGCGCTGCAGTACCTCGACCAGATTCGCGCTACCTTTGGCGACGTGCTCGCCATTCCCGAAGTGATCACGATCCAGGACGTCATGGCCATCGCCCTGGACACGACCAAGGGACCCCAGCTCATCGGCGACGTCTGCAGCCGCGACGAGATCGTCCATATCCTCCGGTCCTTCGCCGACAACCCGTGCGGCGACCCGGCCCTGATTGCGCAGTACGCGCTCAACGACTATCGCGAAACCCAAAAACTCACCAACAAGGAGTAACGCATGAGCCACATCGTGCAGATTAAGACGGAAGTGAAGGATGAAATGGCGGTCCGCGCCGCCTGCCTGCGCCTCAAGTGGGAGCAGCCCGTGTTTGGCAAGCACCGCGTATTCAGCGTCGACCGCGAAGGCCTCGGGGTGACGATTCCCGGCTGGCACTTCCCGGTCGTCGTCAACATGTCGACCGGCGCGCTCGACTACGACAACTACAACGGCCACTGGGGCGAGCAGAAGCTGCTCGATCAGTTTCTCCAGGCCTATACGATCGAGAAGGCCAAGCTCGAGGCGCAGAAGATGGGTCACTCGGTGTATGAAGAGCCGATGGCCGATGGTTCGATCAAGCTCACCGTCACCGTGGAGGCCTGACCAACATGACCAAGATCATCGAAATCATTGTTTCCCCCAAGGGCGAAACCAAGCTCGAGACCAAGGGCTTTGCGGGCAACAGCTGCCAGGAAGCCACGCGAGCCCTCGAGGCTGCGCTGGGCGCCAAGACCGACGAATCCCTGACCGGTGAGTATTACACCGAGGTCAACACCAACCAGCTCGACGTCCAGAACTAAGGAGACCCGATGAATCTTTCCCAGCAGATCAAGGAACTCGTGTGCGCGGGCTTCAGCGGCATCTGGGTCGACACTCAGGAGTCGGACGACGCCGTGGCCACCGTCAAGAAGCTCTGCGAGGAGCGGGACTGGGGCTTTGAGGTCTGGGACCTCGACCGCCAGCTCTGCGTCCACAACGCCACGCCCGCTCCCGGCCCTGTCCAGGCGCTCCGCTGGCTCGACACGCCGGACGCGCGGGCCAAGAGCACGCAGCTCCTGCTGCTCAAGAACTTCCACAAGTATCTGCCCAACCCCGAGGTGATGCAGGTCCTCCAAAACCGCGTTATTACCGGCAAGGCGATCGGCCAGCACGTGATCGTGATGAGCCCCGTGCTCCAGCTCCAGCCGGAGATCGAGAAGCTTTTCACGATCGTTCACCACGAGCTGCCGGACCGCGCGCAGCTCACGACGATTGCCAACGAACTGTTCACCGGCGAGGGCAACACGTTCGAAAAGCCCGCCGACGAGGTGATCGCTAGCGTGATCGACGCCGCCAGCGGGATGACCCGTCTGGAGGCCGAGAACGCGTTTGCGCTCTCGCTGGTCCGGCACAACACCCTGAGCCCGGACGTGATCTGGAATCTCAAAGCGCAAACCCTGGAGAAGGCTGGCACCCTGGCCCTCTACCGGGGCGACGCCAGCTTCGACGGCCTGGGCGGCCTCGATAACCTGAAGCAGTTTTGCCTGCGCGCCATGAAGCGCCAGGGCGAGGCTGACCCCGAGCGCCGTCCTCGCGGCGTGCTCCTGCTCTCGCCTCCGGGCTGCGGCAAGTCGCAGTTCGCCAAGGCGCTGGGCAACGAGGTCGGGCGACCCACAGTCGTCCTCGACTTCGGCGCGCTGATGGGCAAGTTTGTCGGCGAGTCGGAGGGCAACATCCGCCGGGCGCTCGCCCTGGTGGACGCGATGGCGCCCTGCATCCTGTTTGCCGACGAGATCGAGAAGGCGCTCTCCGGCGTGGGCAGCTCGGGTCAGACCGACTCGGGCGTCACGGCGCGCCTCTTCGGCACGTTCCTCACGTGGCTCAACGACCACAAGTCTGACGTGTTCTTCATCGGCACCTGCAATGACGCCAGCAAGCTCCCGCCCGAGTTCACTCGTGCGGAGCGCTTCGACGGCGTGTTCTTTGTTGACCTGCCGACGGCCGACGCCCGAAACTACATCTGGGACCTGTATCTCAAGAAGTTTGGCCTGGACAAGAACCAGGCCCGCCCGGACGACACGAACTGGACCGGCGCCGAGATCAAGAGCTGCTGCCGCTTGGCGGCGTTGCTCGACGTCTCGCTCATCGAGGCCGCGTTCAACGTGGTGCCGGTGGCTGTGACCAACGCCGAGGCGATCACCAACCTGCGCACGTGGGCTGACGGCCGTTGCCTGTCCGCCGACAACAAGGGTTATTTCAAGAAGGCCGCCGTGAAGGCCAACGAGCCTGGCACCCGCCGTCGGGTTGCGCCCAGTTCTAACTGATAGATATCTATTGAGTTCCCCCTGGGCGCGACTGTGTAGTCTCGCCTTTTCTCAGGAGACCCCATGAGCACAACTCTCGACGAAGCCCCGCCAGAAATTCCGGCGGGCGACGGCGCGCCAGTCGCCGAGGCCGCGCAGGAAATGCGCGCTTCGATGGGCGCCGTCGAGCTGAGTTTCACCTGGCTCGGAACCCAGCGCAAGCTGGCCGACAGCCAGACCCGGCAGGCGGCCGACACCTTCCACGCCGATGCCAAGAGCGTCAGGGCCAGCAAGGTCCTCATTGACGCCAAGCACCCGGCGTATCGTGCGGCCACCGTCATTCGCAGTCAGGCCCGGGGTTTTCTCCGCGGTATCAGTCTGCCTTATCCGCAGGAAGGCATCCGCCTGATCAAGTACGACGACATCTCGCGCTTCGAGGCGCAGATGCTGGAGTTTCGCGAACGGCTCGACAATGCCGTGGCGACGCTCCAGGAACACTACGACGCGATCAAGGCCGACGCCCGCGAGCGGCTGGGCGACCTCTACAACGCGGCCGACTACCCGGCCAGCTTGGAGGGCGTGTTCAGTCTCACCTGGGATTATCCCAGCATCGAGCCGCCGGAGTACCTGCTCAACTACAACCCGGGGCTGTACCGGCAGCAGCAGGCGCGCGTTCAGGAGCGTTTCGAGCAGGCCGTGGTCCTGGCCGAAAACGCCTTTGGCGAGCGGCTCCAGGAACTGATCGACCACCTGCTCGAGCGGCTGCGGGGCGTGGAGACGGGCGAAGCCAAGCGGTTCAGTAACTCGACCGTGGAAAACTTCGCCGAGTTTGCCGCCGAGTTCCGCCGGATGAACATCCGCGGAAACACCCAGCTGGAAAGCCTGATCAACCAGGCGCAGTCGATTGTGTCCGGCGTCGACTCCAAAGCCATCAAGGCCAACGGAGACCTTCGTCAGACGTTGTCGACTCAAATGGGTGAAGTGCGCGACGCGCTTGATACGATCCTGGCCAACCAGCCTCGGCGCCGCGTCATGCGGATGGACTGATGGATCCGGCCGCCAAGATTCTCGACCCGATGATGCCCGACCTTGCGAATCCTCCCCAGGTTCGCAAGCGTCGGGCACCGAAACACGATTTCAAGGACGGCAAGGGCCGTGTATTTGCGCATCGTCACGACAACGGCGGCGGTTGGGTTGCCGACACGGCCTGGGTAGCGCCGACAGCGAAGGTCACACGCAACGCCCAGGTTTTCGACTACGCCCGCGTTCACGACAACTGCGAGATTACCGGCCAAGCCCGCGTCTTCAACCGCGCGCGGCTCTTCGATAGCGTTGTACTCTCGCAGCGCGCTGCCGTACATGGCCTCGCCATGGTGCGCAACAGCGCCACAGTCAAAGACAACTGCCAGATCTTCGGCAGTGCGCATGTGTGCGGTAACACCCACCTAAACAACAACGTGCACATCTATGACCACGCCGTAGTTATCAATTCCAATCTTTGCGGTCCGCGCCGCCAAGACTTTTTTGGCGTTGTTCGTGGCGCCGCGCGCGTGCTTAATTCGCGGTTTCACAACTGGTTCTCTGTGAGCGATGCAAGTTTGCTTGAAAACGCGCACATCCAGAACGTTGTAACGACATACTCAGCGCGTGTTGTCAATTCGTCCGTGTTCACCAACATTTCGTGGACTTACCACTCGTGGCTCAACGGACAGATCAAAGACCTACCAGAGAATCACGCGCCATACAACGCAGATTCAGTGATTCAGGTGGTTGGTACCGTTATCAACTCCGCCATCAACACCACGCCTTGGCGAGTCCATGAGCGCGCGCAGTTTGTAAATTGCACACTTATGTGCGCAATGACCGGCCTGCCAACCGACAACACAGCGTTGCACGACGTGTTAGACCCGTTTGACCGCGCTATGGTGGGCGCGGAAGCGCGGCAGCTAGAAGCTATTACCAACGCGGTAAACCGAATCATGAATCCGGCAGCCGTTGCGGCAACAGCGCCAATCCCGGCCATCGCCGCGCGTGGAGAAGCCAACTTCGAAGCTGTGCGCCAGCGCCGCATCATGCGGATGGAGGAAACGTGAACCTGTACATCCGACCCGACGGCACACTCCAGGCGATCTACGGCGAGGACGTCGATCTGGGCGCGCTTGGCGCCGTAAACGTCCGCCGCGCGTCTCATGTCGAGCCCGCGGCCAACGGACCGGGCTGGACTGCCGACCTTACCCCAGTCGGCGGTCCGGTCCTGGGGCCGTTCCAGAAACGCAGCGAGGCCCTGACGGCCGAGATCGCGTGGCTGGACACACGCCTGGCCAACGGACCAGTCACGGTCAGCGGAGGCGGCGGTGAGTAGCTGTGTGCCGTGGACTTTTGAAGACTTCGAAGGCGACAATCCGTTTGAAAGCGCCGGTACGTTTGATTTCAACATCTGGTACGAGCTGGACTACCCAGACCCAGAGCAGCCTGCTTTTTACTCTGCAGATTTTGAGATCACTGGCGTCACCTGCACGCATGTAAAATTTGACGGTGGCGGTGACGTACGCCGGGCAACCGACGACGAAAACGAACAGCTGGCCGACTGGTTCTCCAGCTATATCGACGGCCATCTCGACGAGTACGAGGCAATCAAGGACCACGCGTTTCAGTACAGTTTTGTGGACGCAGACGACGAATAACGGTTTGCAACGCATCAACATGTAAACTGATAACGTTCCCCCGCTGGGAGAAACGTTATGTTTACACGACTGTTGTTGCTGTTGTCGTTGACGTTTGCTTGTCTCTCCGTTCCGGCCAACGAGCCGGAATTTTCGTTTCTGAAACCCGTGTGGGAGGAGAACGCGCAGCTGCCGCCCAGCCTGCGCTGCATCGAAGCTAGACTCGAGCGCAATCATGACCTGCGCGTCGAGGACCAGATCACCTGGGCGCACGAGGGCACGCACTACATCGACGCGCGCCTCAGTCGTTCTCCAGTGAGAGCCTTCTATTGCCTCCGCGGCAGGGTTGCGCGGTTTCGCAATCCTCGGATATCTATAACCCAAGTCGCGCGGGCCACACCGCCTGCGTTGCGAGGGACAATCTTCAACACGTATCTGAACAACCCAGACAAACGTGTGTGGGACGATGACCCGCTGTACGTCGTCCACGAATGGAACGCCTACACCAACGGCTCCCAGGTCCGCAAAGAGTTGGGCTGGGAACGTCGTGGTGAGACTTTGGCGCATATGGCGGAAATGGGGGTTTACGTCTCTGTCTTTGTTTCCTTGACAGAGTTGAAAGACCCTGCCTATGATCTCGGGCCTCTCGTGGCGTTTGTTCGATGGAACGCGTTGCGAGGGAAAGAGATCGCGGGCGACCAATGGAATGGTCTCCCGGCGTTCGTTGCGGCCGCACAGCAAGCGTATGCTCCGGCCTTGGATCTGATGTTTCTTGAAAAGGAGTGAGTTATGAAGTCTGTTTTCTTTGCCCTTGTTGCGATCGTCTGTGGTTCGGCTCTTGCCGGTGAGTCGGTGAGCGTGCTCAAGCACAGCGACACCGTTGCGACGACCCCTGCCCCCGCTGCCGCTGCGCCTGTCGCAGTTCCGGCCAACGAGGTGCTTGTCGTCGAGAGCCAGCCTGCACGGCAGATCGTGATTGTCGAGGGCGCCCCGCGGCGCTGCGTGAACGGCCGTTGCAGCACCAGCTCCCGCTCGGTCTGCACGGGCCCGAACTGCCAGAAGTACGTTGTGCAGGAAGACGCCACCGAAACCGTGCGAAAGCGCTGGTTTGGCGGCGGCTACGTGGTCCGGAACAACGCCCGTACGGTCGTCAAGCCGGTTCGCTGATTCGATCAGCCTGACAATCTCCTTGCCACGGAGGGCGCATGGGTGTGTACCTGTGCGCCCTCCGTCTTTACACCCCCAACCCAAGACAAAATCATGCCCACGTTTCGCATCAACGTGTCTGAACAGCACCACAAAGAATTCGTCGTCACCTGCGACGACCGCCGAAAGGCTGAGGAGCTAGCGGCCAGCATCTTGACTGACGGAGAAATAATGTCGGCCTTGACTACAAAGCCGATTCTTCGCACACACGACTCTAAGTCGACTGACTGCCAGATCAACGAAGAGCCGACCGGTTACTACGACTCCGTAGTCGAAACCGCGCTCAACGGTTGACCCCTTCTAACCCCAAGGACACCATGGCACGACTGACCAAGCGCCAGAAGACGATCATTTCCGATGTCGTGAGCCGCTGGGCTCACACTATCAGCGGCACCGAGCCAGAAACCGTCGAGCGGGTGCAGGCCATTCTGGACCCGGTCTATCGCAGAGAGAAACTCATTCGCCACGTTAAGGTCAAGAAAAAGAAGAAGAACGACACCCGCTGGCGCGGCTGGCGCACGATTACAAAACGCCTGTCAGCGCCAAAGATCCACGTCGTTCACTCGCCGATCGCGTTCCGAATCGCCGCAGGTGTTCTCCGCGGGCGGCTTTCCAAGAAGCGCGCCAAAGAGATCTGCCAAGCTTTCGGCGTCACTGACACGTTTGTTGACGGTTTGAAACGGGACACGCTGTTCCGGACCCGCCAGGACCCGCACTGGTACCGAAACTGCTCAGCGCTGACTGAGGCGTGGGACGAGACGATGCGCGACCCGATTCGAGGAGCGCTCTTGGCCTTGTTTGACGAAGACGAAAACGGCGTGTCGCAAAACGAGGCGCTGGCTCGCCGCGCTCGCCGAAGACGACGCGGCGAAACGCGCGCTGACGCAACCAGAGAACGATATCGCGCCATGTTCACCAAGATGTTTGGCGACCGCGTGCCCGCGTCGCGAAACCTGCTGAAACGAAATCTGGAAAACAACAACCTGTGGCAGGTAATGTTGCCAATTAACAGACAAAATTTTGGCGCAACAGATAGCCGCACTGCGCTGGGCAACTTCTGGCAGAACGAGAACGGCGGCGGTGCCTCACGCGAGCTGCTTGAAATTCCGCACAGCCCCGGCGAGCGCACGTCGCTGCACATTCGCCTGGAGTCCGCTACTCTGGATGAAAGCTGGACGACAACCGCCGTCGACGCTGAGATCATGTGCGCCGGATTGCAGTTTCGTGAACACACGCAAACTTGGCGCAATGACATGCTCCACGCAGCTTCGGTCGTGATGACGTTCCACACGCAGGCCCTGGTGTTGCTAGGCCGCCCTGCGCTGCACTGCAACCGGGAAGGCGAGCTGCACAACGATGAAGGTCCGGCCGTGGTCTACGCTGACGGCGCCAAGCAGTACTACCTCGACGGTCATGCCCTGGGCGCACTCGGCGACAAGATCGTCGAAAAGCCCGAAACTCTCACGCTTGCCGACATTAACGGCGAGCGCAACGAAGAGGTCAAACGGCTGGCAATCTCGGCTTACGGCTGGTCGCGCTATCTCGACGAGATCGGCGCCGAGGTGATTGACCGGCGCCGAAACGACGTGGACAACACCGTCGAAGCGCTCGTTCGAATTGCGGAAAATGTCCCGTCGGCGCGTTGGGACAATTTTAATCGCCGCATGCTCGAAACCAACACCACGATTTACAAGAACAAGTTGGTATTGGCTTGCCGCTCCACGGCGCGGCAATATTTCCTGTCCGTGCCTGATTTCATCAATACCTGCGAAGCGGGCCAGCAGTGGCTCCATGCAGGTGCAGCCACCGATGTCGTGGACGTTATGAATCATCCCGTGCGCCTGATTGGCGCGTCCTGAACAGCAACCAAGGAGCTACCATGAGCACCGCTACTCTCAAGAAGAGCCGCGTTTCCCAAACTCTCAGCCAGATCGCCGATGCGGTCGAGGCCGTCAAGAACGACGGTCTGCAGATCTTCAGCGAGGCCGCCAGTGTCGGCGACAGCCTCCGCCAGGGCGACGTCGTCCTGCAGTATCTCGGCAATAACGCCGCTATCCCCGCCCATATCTATCGCAAGCTCGACACGCCCGTCCTCCAGCTCGCTCCGGGCAGCAGCAAGGGCAGCCGCCACATCCTCTCCAGCGCCGAGGGCGTCGAGATGTGGGAGCCGGTTCCCACGGACGAGGCCTGCGCTCGGTACGTTTACGCGAAGCACGGCCAGAAGTTCCCCAAGGGCGCCGCTGGTTGGAATCTCGATCACAACGAAGAGCGCGGCGCACTCGAGACCGCCATGGCGATGGCTGGTCCGATCTTCCAGCTCTCGCAGCCGACCGTGCTGACCCACCCCGAGCACGGCGACTGGCAGCTCCCCTGCGGCACCTACCGCGTGATCTTCCAGCGGACGCTGGATGAGCAGGAGCGGATCCAGCGGGTCCTCGACTGATCGATCGATAGATATCTTTGGGCGGGAGTCCGTGTGTACGGACTCCGCGTCCTCTCTCTCTTCACGGCAGCGCACACCACCAGGAGTTTTTATGGCAATTGCGCCTCTTCACGTTCAGGTCAAAAGCGGGCCAGACCAGACCGCTTACGATATTCATCATTTTATTCCAACAGTTCGCGCGTCTTCGCCATCGCCGCTAGGCGCGCGGTATGACTACGTTGTGCTGTACGGCAACAAATATGACAGCCCAACGCAGGTTCGCATATTCGTGGATCATGCCGAAGTGCTGGAGCTCTACGACCAGCTCACGCCTATCGTCGAAAAATGGCGCGCGGGGCAGCTTGAAGTTGCGGCGGCTGGAGAGACGGCGCCGGTATGAGCAACACTGAAACAGACGAGTGGTTTGTCAATTATCAACGGCTTGCCGCAGAAAAAAAGCAGGCAGCCGCGGCCCAGCTTAAGGCCGCCTGCTCTCCGCTGGCGTCGATTGGAATTACACAGATCCACTGGGCGTACGACGGTGCGGGCGACTCCGGCGACATGGAAAGCCGAACGATCACGGACGTCCACGGCAACTGCGCAGACGAGTACTACGCCGCTGCCGTCAAAGGCCTCAACCAGGAACTTCAGAAGCAGCTTGCGCTGGAAGAGCTTGAAAAAGCCGTGTGGGAACTGCTACCGGGTGGCTTCGAGATCAACGAAGGCAGCTACGGCGAGGTGATTCTCGACACAGCGCAGCAGAAGATCAGCGTGCATCACAACGCGCGCATAATAAATACAGAGTATTCGGAACAAGAGTACTGATGGCGCACCCGTACCATCACGCCGTCAGCTCTGCTCGCAAGTTTGGCGGCGTGCCCGAAGACTACATCAAGTACCACGACTGGCTTGATGGGTCCAAGGCGCACGTCGCCGACTTCCGGCACCGCGCCCTCCGCCACCACACGGAGGGCATTTTCATGATGGAGCAGCTGTTCGGCTCCACGATGACCAATTCCGACGGCCGCGTCGTGCCGGTGCGCTACATCGGCGAGCAGCACGTCAAAGAAGACCTGGGGCGCATTCCCACGGTCGCCGACTGGTTGCTCCACATCGAGCCCCAGCGCTGGATGCTCGGCCGCGGCAAAGACTTGGCCAAGCAGCTCAATGAGACCGCAGGCCCGATTGACATTCCCCAGGAGGAACCGTGCCCGCCATCCGCCTCCGCGTGACCGAAGACGAGCTCAAAGATATCAAACCCGATTCGCCGCTCTACAAGCGCGCGGCTGAAGAATTAGCCGAGTTTGCAAACGGCAAACCGTATCGCGAATATGCCCAGGCGCGCCTGCACCGCGACGGCGATCTAGAAATTGACGACGACGCCGCGGTCAGCCTGGGCGCCGACGACGGCGCATACATCATGTGCTGGAAATGGATCGCCAACGACACGATGCGCGCTGAGGGTTATTTGGAGACCACCGATGACAATTAACGAGGCAATTGAGAATCTCAAAGCCGCTAAAAAGCGCGGTGTAAAGAGCATCATTCTGGCCTACTGGGAAGCCGACCAGTTTCAGCGCCCAGACGACGAGGCGTGGGAACACTCCGCAGAGTTAGTTGAGCGCAAAATGGACTGGTCCGGTACGCACGACGACCTGACTATGGTGCTAGACCTTTACACAAGCGAGTAACACATGCCCTCACGCCCAATCGACTATTTCACCGACGAACTCGTCACGATCCTAGAGTTTCTTCGGGTCGCCGTAAAAGGCTTTCCCAAGACGACCGACAAGATCCTGACCCACATGGACCTGTCTGACGAGGCTTTCATGGAAGCGGTTAACACGCTTGCCGCCGAGGTCAGCTTTGATTTTGACGATGACGGAACGGATGACGAGGACGACGAATGAGCGCAAACGCAAAGAAACCTAGCAAAAAGCAGCGGGTAATCCAGGAGCTGCTGGACATGCGCGACCGCCTGGATGACTTGCTCGCTGATCTGTGCCCGCCGTGCCCTGTGTGCTGCCCGCCGCGGTTTCCCCTGTCGCCGGGCGAGGTTGCCAACCACGGTACCGGCGACATCTTTGTGTGCGAGTATTGCTGGGGCCGCGGCTACAGAGAACCCGACGAGGTTGACGATGGCAAAGAAACCTAAAAGCCCCGCAAAGCAGCTTAAAGACTGCCAGCAGCGCCTTAGCGACGCCCTGGACGTGCTGGAAAACATCAAATACGCAGCCGACAACGGCGATTGGGACATCCTGGACGCCGCGGCAATCGGAGCCGAGCGCGAACTGAAGCGCAACGGCCGC